AACGTACTTAAATTACAAGGTAAAAGCGAAAAGGATATTTTAAAACTTAAAATAGCACAAACCGACCAAGTAATTAAAGCAACTGAAAACCAAATTACTCAAAATGATATTACTGCTAAAGCACAAATAGCAGCAGCAGAAAGAAACAAAGATATTTTAAGAGGTATTTTAGATTTTTTAAGTATTCCGTTTCAAGTTGTATTAAAAACTATTGATAGTATAGGTAGTGCAATAGGTAAAGATTTTGGTTTATCTGAAAACTTTGGTAAACTATTAGACAAAGGTACTAGTTTAATTTTTGACCCTGTAGCAGAAAGAGCAGCGGCAGAAGCTACAAGAAAAGAAAGTTTAAAAGCTATTGAGAAATTAAAAAACGATAGAGCAGGTTTGCAATTATCTATAAACGCAATAGACAAACAAGCGAGTACTGATGCAGCAGCTAAAAGAAAAGAAGCAAATGATGTAGCTATAAAATCTGAACAAGATAAAGCCGATGCATTAGAGCGTATTAGACAAGGTGAGATAGATACACAAGCAGAACGCAGAGCAGAGGAGTTATTTCAAGTACAAGAGCAATATAGATTATTAATTGAAGAAGCTAATAAGTACGGACAAGATACAACTGCATTAAAAGAAGCACAACGTACAAAAGAAAAAGAATTAGCTGATAAGTTTGCTTTAGAAGATGCTGAAAAGAAATTAGTAGAAGATGAAAAAGCAAAAGCCGAAGCACAAAAAAAATTAGATGATGAAAAAGCTATTGCAGATGAAAAAATAAAAATAGCACAAGCAGAAGCAGAACAAAAAGCAGCTATTCAACAACAAGGTTTAGATGTAGCCGCACAAGGTGTAGGATTAATAAAAGGTTTATTTGAAAAAAGTAAAGGGGTACAAAAGGCTGCTATGATTGCAGAAAGTGCTATTGGTATTGGTAAAATGATTATTGCTAATAATTCTGCTAATATTGCAGCTTTAGCTACTCCTCAAGCGATAGCAACTTCAGGTGCTGCTGCTGTGCCTACTATTGCTTTTAATAATATTTCTACAGGTATTGGAATAGCAGCCAACATAGCTGCAACTGCTAAAGCTTTATCTTCTTTAGGTGGCGGTGGTACTCCAAGTGCTGGTGGTGGCGTTGGTGGTGGTGCTGGTTCTCCTCCTCCTGCACCTCAATTTAACGTAGTAGGTAATAGCGGTGTGAATCAAATTGCACAAACGTTAGGACAACAGCAACCAGTCCAAGCGTTTGTAGTTGCTAACCAAGTTACAAGCCAACAATCGTTAGATAGAAATATAGTTAATAACGCAAGTATAGGATAAAAAATAACAAAATAGAGTAATTAATGTTTTTAAATAAAATACTATGAATCTAATAGAATTAATAATAGACGAAAAAGATGAGTTAAGCGGAGTTGATGCTATTAGCGTGGTGGCTACTCCTGCTATCGAATCCAATTTCGTAGCGTTAAAATCTGAAGAAATTAAATTAGCTCAAGTAGATACTGAAAAACGTATTTTAATGGGTGCTGTTTTAATTCCTGAAAAGCCAATTTATAGACGTAATGGAGAAGATGAATATTACATTTACTTTTCAAAAGATACTGTAAACAAAGCAAGTCAATTATTTTTTAAAAATGGTAATCAGAATAATTGGACTTTAGAACACGGAAAAGAAATTAAAGGTTTAACCGTAGTTGAAAGTTGGATTGTTGAAAATACTGAAAAAGATAAATCAGCTATTTATAATTTAAGTGTGCCTGTAGGTACTTGGATGGCTTCAGTTAAAGTAGAAGATGATGCTATTTGGAATGATTATGTTAAAACAGGTAAAGTAAAAGGGTTTAGCCTTGAGGGATATTTTGCAGATAAATTAGAAGAAAAAAAGCAGTTAAGTAAAAACGAAAGTATTGTTGAACAAATTAAATCTTTAATAAATGAGTACGAAAACAAAAAGTAAAACAAGTCCAGTAAATGGTAAAAAAGGTTGTCTATGTGATGATAACACTTATAGTAAAGAATGTTGCAATGGTGATTTACAAAATCAAGGCATTGGGCAAACATCAGGAGTAGATAGTGTAACCGTTACAGAAAATAACGGAGTAAGAGTAATAACAAGGGTAAACGGATAAACAATGACACCACAAGAAAAAAAAGTATTTGGTAAATTATTTAAAACAGAATTAGGAACGCATAAAGTAGATTTAGGTTTGTTAGATGATATTAAAGCTGATTTTAATTTTGTAGATAAAGATTTTGGTGGACTTTATGATGCTTTTTATGATGATATAGAAGGTGCTAAAAATAAACAATCTTTAATTAAAAACGATTTACCTAAATTAGATGCTATAGAAAAAAACATAATACAAGCTAATCAAAAATTAAAAGATTTAGGTTTAGATAATCAAAATACAGAATTGTCAAAAATATCAGATAAAATTAAAAAATATAAATCAGATATAAATAGAGTTTTAAGTTTTAAAATTTAAATTAAAAGGGAGTTAATTACTCCCTTTATTATTAGTATTCAAATAAACAATCTTCTGATTCATCTAATTTTTTTATTTTATTAATTTTTTTTTCAATTTTTAATTTTAAAGAATAATAATACATATAATGATTATCTTGCCATTCAATTATTTTTAATATAGAATTAATTTCTAAAATTGCTAATTGATAACATTCATATTCAGAAAAAGAATCCCCTCCAATTCTATTAAGACCAAAAGTATAATATTTTCTACAAATATTTTCTATATCAACATTATTACCTAACATATTTATTTGTTTATTTTATCGGCTACATTAAGCCAAAATTTATAACATTCATCTGATTCTTTTTTTGATGTAGAATTAATTGAATTTGCTAATAAAAATTTTATAGCTACATTACAACAAGCTTTAACTTCTTTTGTTGATGATAATTTTAATACTTCTCTAAATGCTTTGTCCATTTTAATACGCATTTCTTCAAATTTTTGTTCTATTTCATTCATAATATTTTGTTTTAAAGTTTCAACAAATATATAAATAATTTTTAAAAATACAACAACATTAAATAAACTTTGTTTTTAAATAAATTTAATAAATATGTCAAACGTAATTACAGAAATCAAAAAATTGCTTGGTATGGAAATCAAACTTGAGCAAATGACATTAGACAACGGAACTGTTATTGAAGCTGAAATCTTTGAAGCAGGACAACCAGTGTTTATTGTTAATGGTGAAGATAGAGTAGCACTGCCTGTAGGTGAGTACACTCTTGATAACGGAATGATTTTAGTAGTTGAAGTTGAAGGCGAAATCAAAGAAATCAAAGAAGCAGCAGTTGAAGCACCTGTAGAGGAAGCAGCACCTGAAGTAGAAGTTGAAGTTGAGGCAGCACAAACAGCAACAGCTAAAAAGGTAATCGAGTCTACTGTTAGAGAGTCGCATTTTTCAAAAGAAGATGTTGATGCTTTAAAGTCAAAAATCGAAAGTTTAAAAACGGAATTAGCATCTATGAAAAATGTAGAGGTAAAAGAAGTAGTAGAATTGTCTGCTCAACCTTTAACACATAACCCAGATGCAAAACCAAACGTTGAAAAAGTGTTATTTTCTCAAAACAGAGTAATGACTACATTCGACAGAGTAATGAATAAAATAGCAAACTAATAATTAATTAAAAAAAATGGCTACTACAACAAGTATTACAACAACTTATGCTGGTGAATTTTCAAAAAAATACATTTCAGCTGCATTATTATCAGCTTCTACTATTGAGAATGGTGGAATTGAAGTAATGCCAAACGTAAAGTACAAATCAGTTATACAACGTTTAGCTACTGATGCTATCGTTAAAAATGCTACTTGTGCTTTTGATGCAACTTCTACAGTTACTTTAACTGAAAGAGTTATTACTCCTGAGGAATTTCAGGTAAATTTAGAATTATGTAAAAAAGATTTCGCAAGTACTTGGCAATCTATCGAAATGGGAATGTCTGCTTTTGAAACTTTACCAAAATCTTTTGCTGATTATTTAATCGGACACGTTGCTGCTAAAGTAGCAGAAAACAACGAAGTATCTATTTGGAGAGGTGCTAACGCTACAGCAGGACAATTTGACGGATTTGTGCCTTTAGCTACTGCTGATGCAACTGTTATTGATGTAGTTGGTACTACAGTTACTGCTTCTAACGTAATTGCTGAATTAGGTAAAGTAGTTGATGCTATTCCATCTGCATTATACGGAAAAGAAGATTTATATATCTATGTTTCTCAAAACGTAGCTCGTGCTTACGTAAGAGCTTTAGGCGGATTTGCTGCTTCAGGTTTAGGTGCTAACGGTACTAACTCACAAGGTACACAATGGTTTAACAACGGTTCATTATCTTTTGATGGTGTTAAAATCTTTGTTGCTAACGGATTAGCTTCTAACTATATGATGGCTGCTCAAAAATCTAATTTATATTTCGGTACAGGTTTATTATCTGACCATAACGAAGTTAAATTAATTGATATGGCAGATATTGACGGAAGTCAAAATGTAAGAGTTGTAATGAGATTTACTGCAGGTGTTCAATACGGTGTAGGTTCTGAAATCGTACTTTACACTCCAGCATAATTAATAACAAATAACTAATTAAAGGTGGTGCAATAAACGCCACCTTTTTTTTTAACTTTTAAAAAATATATACTATGGCTTGTGATTTAAGTTTAGGTAGATTGGAAGTATGTAAAGATAGCGTAGGTGGTTTAAAAAATGTTTACTTCGTTAATTACGGAGATGCAACAGGTTACACTTACGATGCTACAAATACGGATGTAATCGATGCGGTTGCAGGTACTCCAAGTGCTTATAAATATGAGTTAAAAGGTGCTTCTACCTTTACTCAAAACGTTAATAGCTCAAGAGAAAACGGAACAACGTTTTTTGAGCAAGTTTTGGAATTAACATTTAAAAAATTAACTCCAAAAGATAATAAAGAATTAAAACTATTGGCTTACGGTCGTCCGCAAGTAATTGTAGAAGATAACAACGGTAATTTCTTTTACGCAGGTTTACAGCACGGTATGGATGTAACAGGTGGTACTATTGTAACAGGTGGTGCAATGGGAGATTTATCAGGTTATACTTTAAGTTTAACAGGAATGGAAAAAGTACCTGCTAACTTTATAGGAGATACTTTAACTGCTGCAGGTTTCACAGTAGTAGTTGGTTCATAATTAGATTAATATTAATAATTGGAAAAGCGTGTCTTAATTGATACGCTTTTTTTTTGCTTTAACAAAAAAGTACTTTTTGTGTTTTTAAATAAAACAATATGATAATCTTAAGAGAACAAGAAACAGCACAAACATTAAACGCTATTATTTATGGTAGTGATGCTGATGCTATTGTATTGCGAGATGAAGAAACAAACATAGAAGTTGAGATTAATTGCACGTTTTCAATAGATAGATATTACGTAGCAACTTCTGCAATATTTCCAATAAAAGAAAATAAATACTATACGCTTACTATTTTAAATGGTACTGATGTAGTTTATAGAGATAAGGTATTTTGTACAAATCAAACTATTGCAAGTTATACGATTAACAAAGACCAATATACTCAACACGTAACAAATAACGATTATAAAATATTTGAATAATATGTTTCACATTTTAAATTTAAGTGCATATACTTCACCACAAATAAACGAAAGTAAAAAGGGTGAATTTGTAGAGTACGGTGCAGATAATAATTACTTTAATTTTTTAATTGAAAGGTATTTATACAGTACTACAAATAACGCTATTATAACAGGTGTTTCTAATATGATTTACGGAAAA